TCGGTCTCGTCAATACTAGCGGAGCTTTTGAAGTTGGAGACCGTGAGGAAGCCGATACAGGCATAGTCAAACGCTCTGAGGTCTTGATTGATTTTAGAGGTGATAGGATTTCAGACGGTTTTGCAAGAGCTACTAAAAACAAGGCTGTGACTAACGATAATAGCGAGAACGTGGTAGGGACGGCTGAGCTAACGACATTGTGGGATAAGAAACACATTAGACTCAGAGATCAAACTACATCTGGAAAATATGGGAACTATGCTACATCTCTATCATGGGACATCCCAATAGATAGTTCTGGAGCTGTCGGCTCTCTTGATGACTACATCATAGGTAGACAGATATTCGTATCTAATGCAGCTAATCAATATGGTTTTATCAAGATTACAGTATCTGATACAGCAGGCCAGTTTTTGTATGGCGTCGAAACGTTCAAGCGAACACAAGGACAAGATTGTGAGTTTAATGTGTTTGGAACTGACGGAAAGGGTAGCTATTACTTTCTTAAATGCTTGAATTTTACAGGTGTATCAGATAGCAAACTAAACCCATTCACATCCTCAAGAGGACAATTTGAGATAAAGCGCAACGATGACAGGGTTCATGTCTATTATCAAGGTTCTGTTTACAGCTTTATCATTCCTGAAATAAAAAGCAGAAAGTCAGCCAAAATTCATGTCATGCTTGGGGCTTATCATGATAAACCTATGGTTACTCACATGTACATAGATGAACTGCTATACCGCAAAGACTTTGTCCCAGCAATCGGTGATGTACCGAACCGCTATCCAATCGGTTCAAATGTTGTGCTAAATAGCGAGAATGACACTGTCACAGTGGACGGCCTTGAGAAGGTTGTAGATGTTGTGGATGGCTCAAGTTTCTTGACTATCCCACCTGGAAACAGTCAGCTTGAGGTCTATTGCTCAAGTTGGGTCAAGACCAAACCTACAGTCAAAGTAGAATTTAAAGAAAGGTATCTATAGCAATGTTATTGACAATACATGACTCAAATTTGAGAAAAGTGGCTTTTATCGACAATGACAAGCAGGATACATTGAACTATTTCAATGACACCTGGACAAGATACCTGGAAACTGGCTCTAGTACCTTTGATTTTACGGTCTTTAAAAAGGCTATTATCTCAGATGTAGGCAAAAAGAGGGCCTATAACTCTCTCAATGAGAAAGCATTTGTTTCATTTCACTACAAAGGCAGAACCTACCTGCACACTATCCGAAAAATTGAGGAAAATGAGAAAGTTATCAAGTGTTACAGTATCAACCTGAACCTTGAGCTGATCAATGAGTACTCTATCCCTTACAAATCGCCTAAGGCTATGAGTTTTAAGGAATTTTGTGAGGAGATGGACTTGCTCAACTATACTTTCTTAAAAATCGGTATCAATGAAGTTGCTAATAAGAAAATCTCTGCTGAGTGGGAGGGTTCAGACACCAAGCTAAACAGGCTACTTAGTCTAGCTAAGAAGTTTGGCGCAGAAATTGAGTTTGACACACGTCTCAACGCTGACAGTTCTATCAAGTCATTTACAGTCAATGTCTATCATGAGCACGACGATAGCCACCAAGGAGTAGGTCAAATTAGTCCAAAAATCTTGAGGTATGGTAAAAACCTCAAGACAATCACTAGGACGATTGACAAAACTGGGATCTATAACACGGTTGTCCCAACAGGTAAAGATGACAAAGGTAACGTAGTTGACATTAGAGGGCTTGGGCCTTGGTCAGTCAACAACGCAAAGGGAGAACGTGAGTTCTACCAGTCAGGGGCTGCACTATACGCCCCTCTCTCTATGCAGATGTACCCGAGCACTTTCACGCATTCAACAGGTGACCGTGACCAGTGGACTCGTAAGGACATGACTGTAGAAAGTTCAAATCCTGAGGTGATCCGCTCAACAGCCTACCGTGAACTGAAAAAGAATTGTTACCCTGCTGTCACTTACGAGGCTGAGGGCTTTGCGGATCTTGAAATAGGAGACACAGTAAAAGTCTATGATGACGGCTTTAACCCTACTCTCTTGCTTGAGATGAGGGTATCTGAGCAAACTATCAGCTTTACCAATCCGAAGAACAACAAGACAACTTTTTCAAATGCTAAGGCGCTTGAGAATAGGCTCTCTCAAGGCATTCAGCAACAGCTAGACCGAATGATAGAAGAGGCTAAGCCTTATACTATCAAACTTGCTACTGACAACGGCATAGCCTTTAAAAATGGCCAAGGGCAGACGATTGTGACTCCTACCCTCACGAGAGGGAACAAAGTCATCAATAGCGGCTGGCGCTGGGTTGTAGATGGCGAAATCAAAGCTACAAGCCCTAGCTACACTGTGAGGGCTGCCGACATCAACCAAAAAATGGTTCTGACGGTATCGGCTTGGATTGATAACAGAGAGGTGGCGTCTGAGCAGTTGACTCTTATCAATACGTCAGACGGAACGGCTGGAAAAACTCAGTACTTGCATAGAGCATGGGCCAATTCAGAGGACGGACGTGACGGGTTCAGTACGTCATCAAGCGCCAATAAGCGTTATTTTGGAACATACACAGATTTCAACGAGGCGGACAGTCAGGATCCTACAAGATATAACTGGACGGCTCTCTTTGATAACGTGAAAGGCGGAAATCGTAACTATTTCAAGAATGGCAGAGCTCAACAAATCAACACAGGAAGCAGTGAAACGTATGACATGCGGACTTTCATTTTTGACGATTTTTGGAAAAATCCAGATAGGCTAAAACCAAATTATGTGCGTGTAGCATTTGAAATTAGCTTATCTCCAGCTCTAGCAAAAGATACACAGGTCAATGTGCATTTTTCGGCCAGTCCCTGGTACAAAAATCAAATTGTCCTCAAAGCTGGAGTCACTACTCCTCAAAGTTTTGAGTTCACCATTGACCTCTCAAACGCCTCAGAAACTTACAAAACAGATAATGTTTTCATTCGTTTTGGTACAGATCATGGATTTCCTGCTAACCAGACAGTTACGCTTGAGAATGCCATGCTAGCCGTGGGAACTAATTTTCTTGGCTATGTAAAGGCTATTGAAGATGTTGAGACTGACATCAATTCTAAAGCTGACCAAGGGCTCACGCAAGAGCAACTCAATGCGTTAAATGAAAAGGCTGGAATTATTCAAGCTGAACTTGAGGCTAAGGCTAGCGCTGATACACTTGATAACTGGATTAAGGCTTACAAGGACTTTGTCCAGTCTAACGAGACAGCAAGGTTACAAGCTGAGAAAGATTTGATTTCAGCTAGTCAGCGTGTTTCTAACATTGCTAAGGATCTTGGAGAACTATCTGATAGATGGAATTTCATTGATACCTATATGAGTTCCTCAAATGAGGGGCTTGTGATTGGTAAGAATGACGGTAGCTCTAGCATGCTGTTTAGTCCAAATGGACGAATTTCAATGTACTCAGCAGGGGTTGAGGTCATGTATATTTCTCAAGGTGTCATCCACATTGAGAATGGTATCTTTTCTAAGACCATTCAAATTGGACGGTATCGTGAGGAGCAATATCATATCAATCCTGATATGAACGTTATCAGGTATGTGGGATAGGAGGAAATATGGCAAAGTTTAGTAATTCAAGTGGGAGCTTGTACCTTAATCTGTATGTAGACCAAGGATCTCAGAGTATCACAGCTAACACTTCAACTGTAAACTGGCGCATGACAGTCAGCCGTACAGGCGCCTATTACACTCATAACCATCAAGGAGACAGTACTTTGTCTCTCAATCTTGATGGTCAAAATGTGCATTACAGTTATCCGACTTGGGAGACATCGGGCGAGGAGTACACGCTAGCTAGTGGCTCAAGCACAATCAGCCACAATGCAGATGGGACTAAAACGCTCCCTATTTCTTGCACGTTCAATCCGAATAATGGCCTGCATGGTACTATCACAGTATCAGCAAGCCTTAGCCTGACGACTATCCCACGCTCTAGCTCTGTAAGCGTGAGCGCTGGTGTCATTGGTAGTTCGGTTACGATCAACATCAACCGTCAAAGCTCAAGTTTTAAGCATACAGTGCGCTATGCATGGGCTGGCAAGTCAGGAACGATTGCAACGAATGTGGATACATCTACTAGCTGGACGATCCCTATTGACTTTGCAAGTGACATCCCAAACTCTGCTAGTGGCACAGGGACAATCTACGTTGACACCTACTCAGGCTCTACTAAAACTGGAACGCAGTCAACCACATTGACGGCTAGCGTGCCAGCTAACATCAAGCCTACATTTTCAGGCGTTACGCTTTCAGATGTAAACGGTGCAGCTCAAAATCTCATCCCAAACGGGAACACGTTCATTCAGGTAATCTCTAACATCAAAGTAGCGTTTAATGGTGCGGTCGGTTCCTACGGATCGTCCATCACTGGATACTATGCCGAAATCGTCGGCAAAAACCAGTCCACAAGTTCAAACGGCGGTGGTCTTGGCATTATGAACTACCACGGCACCATCAAAATCAGAGCGAGTGTCTCAGATAGCCGTGGACGCTGGTCTGATACTAAAGAGGTGTCTGTAACCGTGCTTGAGTACTTTGCTCCTGCTCTTAGCTTTAGTATAGCCAGAACGGGCTCAACCTCTAGCGCCTTGACCGCTACGAGAAATGCCAAGATAGCGCCTCTGACTGTCTCAGGCAGTCAAAAGAACACTATGACATTGACATTCAAGGTTGCAAGGCTTGGGACTACTAATTTTCAAGTGGACACAGGACCAGCCACTGGATCCTGGACAAGTATTTCAAACTTGACCAACTCTCAAGCTAATCTAGCAGGGAATTATCTAGCTAATCAGTCATGGGTGGTCATTGGTGTACTTGAGGACAAGTTCACTCGTACTGAGTTTATGGTCAACGTTGCCACAGAGAGCGTTGTCTTGTCTTATGACCGTTCAGGCGTGGGTGTCAACAAAATCAGAGAGCGTGGTGCTTTGGACGTCAAAGGAGACATCTACGCAGATAACAAGCCCATACAACAGCACCAGCTGACACGTAATAACGGAATTTCTATTTTAACGAAAGAAAGTCTTGATAATATACTTAAAAATGGTATGTATTATAGTCACAGTGCACCTGATAGACCAAGAAATCAGAATGGCTGGTTGTTGGTTCAAGTCTATGATGACGCTCAATATGTTGTACAGACTTATTGGACGGCTACCACTGAAACAATGTTAGTAAGGTATAGAATGGCTAACCGCTGGAGCGACTGGAAAGAGGTTGCTACAAAAGATGACATCCAAAAATACACTCAAGGAACACCTTGGCAAAACCTAACTCTACAAAATGGATGGCAACATCATCCTGAGTATGAAAAAGTCCAATGCTCAAAAACATTTGACGGAGTGGTTTATATCAGAGGCACTTGTAAAGGCGGAAAGATTACCCGTGAGTCAATTATCTTTACTTTGCCTGAAAATTTCAGACCACCAACAGCACTATTCAAAACAGTTTTAAATAGTAACTACGGCCCTGCAGTTGTCGGGATTTACCCAGGAGGTACTGTAGTAGTCAAAGGGAATGTTGACGCTACTTGGCTCAACTTTGATAACGTATCTTTCAAAATTTAAAGGAGAAAGCATGAAATTAGAATATGGGACAAAGTCCCAAGAATTTGACGCAAGCGGAACAGCGTCTGCTACAAAGGTCGCGTTAGTCAATGCAGACGGTGCTATCGTACCTATCTTGCTACCAGCTGATAAAATCGGTTTGTCAAACACTGAGCTTTTTGCGTTAGCCTTGGAAGCTCTCTATCAAGAGAATTTCCCACAGCGTGCGGAAAAAGAGAAATTTAACCAAGTAGAGGCGCAACTCAAGCAAAATAAAGAAATGGCAACCAAAGTAGAGCAAGCAACCGTAGAAAACAAGGAAAACCTTGACACAGTCTCAGCTATCACTGAGGTTCTCATTGCTTTGGCTATTTCTCAAAACGGCGGTATGCCTACTCATGCTTACAACAAGGTAGCTGGGTTCATCAAGTCGCTTGTCAAGAGCACTCGCTATGTAAATGGTGACATCATTGCCATGCCCTATCCATTTGATACGAATCCAAAATGGCCAAAGGGCACGCTGACCATTTTCAAGTTCCAGATGCAGGCCACAGAGGGCTACACTTGGAAAGAGCAGTCACTTGCTGAAATGCTACAGCAAGGTGTGCTTACCGTGGTCATGCCACGTATCGATTAGAAGGAGGTTGTATGCCGATTGAAGAAGCTGAAAAAATCGCTCAAAGTCAGGTAGCTTGGGCGATTTTGTTTATCTTGCTTTTCTTTATTATAATTCGATATCTTATCAAGACTTCGGACAAGCGAGAGAAGAAGATTATGGATCTGCATGAGCAATCAAAAGCCGACTCTAACAGACGAGAAGAGCGTTTGATGACTCATCTTGAAAAGACCACTACAGAATTAACCACAATCACTCACACGGTCGGAGACATTCAAAAAGAAATGGTTCGCATGAACGACCGCATGGACGAAATCGAAAAAGGAGAATAACATGCAACAAATTACTGAAATTATCGTAGCATCAGCTACTGGAATCTTGACTATCCTCGCAGGCGTCACAGTCAAATCCATTAAAGATTTTCTCATCAAAAAAGGTGGAGAGAAGACCATCAAAATCCTTGAAATCTTGGCTAAAAACGCAGTCAATGCAGTTGAGCAGGTCGCAGCTGAAACTGGTTATAAAGGTGAAGAGAAACTTGAACAAGCACGAACTAAAATCCGTGCTGAGCTTACCAAATACAACATCAGCATGACTGATAAAGACTTAGACACATTTGTCGAGTCAGCAGTGAAACGCATGAACGATGCCTGGAAAGGGGAGTAATCATGGATATTGATACAAGTAGACTAAGAACCGACCTTCCACAAGTTGGGGAACAACCATACAGACAAATTCATGCGCATTCAACAGGAAACCCGAACTCAACGGCACAAAATGAAGCAGACTACCACATGCGCCGCCCTGTTGATTCAGGTTTCTTCTCCCACGTTGTCGGGAACGGCCGTGTGATGCAAACATGGTACACAGATATGGGAGCCTATGACGTGGGAGGCGGCTGGAACGTAGAGGGTTATGGTCAGGTAGAACTGATTGAAAGTCATGAAACCAAGGAAGAATTCATGCGCGATTACAAGCTCTACGTTGAGCTTTTACGAAACCTTGCTGATGAAGCAGGTATTCCTAAAACGCTGGACTCTGACAGTCTAGCAGGTATCAAGACACATCAATACTGCACATATAATCAACCTCGAAACTACTCTGACCATGTGGATCCATACCCTTATCTGGCTAAGTGGGGCATCAGCCGTGAGCAGTTCAAGAAAGACATCGAAGGCGGTCTATCTGAAGCTGGTTGGAAACAAAATGGCACTGGCTGGTGGTGGGAGGAGTCAGATGGCTCTTATCCTACAAACCGCTGGAAACAAATCAACAACGAATGGTTCTACTTTGATGACCGCGGCTATTGCTTAATTAACCGTTGGTTCAATGATGGAAAAGACTGGTTCTACCTTGATAAACGTGGGGCAATGGTTACAGGCTGGATGTTTCTTAACAATCGCTGGTATTTCTTCAAGTCAGATGGGCGCATGGCTACTGGCTGGGTGAAATATCGAGAAACCTGGTACTTCATGGAAGAAAAAGATGGCTATATGCTATCTAAGCAATTTATCAAGTCAGGTGATGGCTGGTACTATCTAAAAGCAAATGGTGAACTTCACACAGATCCAGCATTCAAAACCGAACCAGATGGTCTTGTGACCGTCGTTGACAAACCAAAAGAAGAAA